CTTTTACTTGATTATCTGTATTACGTACTCTTGCAATTCTATCTTTAAGTGTATCAACAAACCGTGATGCTTGATTAGAAGCTACAGCTTCAGTACCCATGTCAATAAAATTTTCAATACCAGATTTAGCTAAATAATTAAGTTTAATTTCTTGTTGTTTTTTTTCTTTTGATATTCTTCTTAAGAAAGCATACCATGTTATCTGAGTAAAATATGCAAATGCATTTGGTTTACCAGTTCTGGTTGCTGCTTCTAAATTATAGTTGCTAATCGCCTTTAAACAATTTTCAACAGCATCCATAACCATTTCTTCTCTATAAGTATATCTTATAAAGTTTCCTTTATGCGATAAACCTTCAGCTATTTTTAAGAAGCATTGAGCAACATAGTCTGGGACTGTAGGAATTTTAGTTTCATTATCTCGTGCGATTACAACTCTTTCAACATATTCGACTACTGCGCTAGAGAAGTCAGAATTGTTAACATAGTGTATACTTTTTTTGCGTGCCATTATCATAACCTTTATTTTATAGTATTATTATACACTGATTTTACGTAAAAGTACACTGTTTAATTTCTCTCTTAATTAAAAATATAATAGTGTACATTTGTGTGAATATATGGTATAATAAAAGAGTATACGGGGAGAAGGGGATATACTTATTTAATGCAAGCTTGGTTTCTTTTTAAACAACTTGATTATCTTGCCATCGTCTGAGTCTAAAGAATACGGAACTTCTTCAGTAGCACCATATTTATTAGATAAGAAATCATCCATTTCATCATCTGTTAGATCTCTTAGTTCTTCTTGTATTTCATCTAAATTAGCATATGCTTTTCTTTTAGTATTTCTATTTAATTTTAAGTCTTCTTCAATTCTTGTAATGCATGTTTTATAATGTTTTAATATATCTGGAGAAGGATTAGTTGTTACAATTATGTGTGCAGAATTTAAAGTTTGTAAAGACTCCGGATCATCTTGAAAGCACATCCATGGTCTAAAACAAAAGAACCTCCATCCTTTTTGATAGTCTTCTACGCCAACAACTCTTAAGGCTTTTTTAACTAACACATCTCCAGCATCTTCGCCAGTGTCCCATTCCAAGACTTCACATATTATTTCATCATTATTAGTTAGTTTAAATTGTTTTATTTTCATAAATTCACTCTATAAGTTTTATGGTTAAATTTTTCTCTACCGTAAATTCTTAATCTTTCATCTGCATGTAATATACCAAAGTTCTTTTTACTTTTCCAAGTTATGTCATCAATAATATCATAAAGCGTTGCATCTTTATTATCATCTGTTTTTCTTAAACCTCTACCAATACTCTGTAAAACTCTTATCTGTGACTTAGATGGTGATGCAAAGACAATATTATGTAGATTCCTAATATTTATACCTGTACTAAACGTTCCAAGTGATGCAACAGTTATAGAATTCTTTTGTTTTTCTATAATTGCTCTTATGGCTTCTCTATCAGTTGCAGCAGTTTCACCAGATACAAAAAAAGTCTTGCGGCTTTCTTCAACTTCATCTTTAATTAATTGATATAACGGCTTACCATGTTTTTCTACATAGTTGTACAATACTAATGTATTACCTTTTAAATCAAGTGTTAAATTCTTTATGAATGTATTACGTTTAGTATTTGTAACAATAAATTCTATTTCTTCTTGATATGTTTTCTTTCCAAAATCTTTTTTAATGTTTTCGCCATGATCTAATATTATTCTTCGTATCGTAAGCTTAGCTAAAGTATCGTTATCTTGTAATTCTCTTGTACTTGTAACTCTATATACTTTACCAAATAATCCTTGCAACACTAGTTCATGAGTTAATGCACCATCTAATGTTCCGGTTGTGCCAAATCTATATTCAGCCTCTGTACATTTGTTCATTATAGATGTTAACGATTTTGATTTAAATCCATGGCACTCATCACCAAACACTGTACCAAATCTGCTAAACCATTCTGGAAGAAATTTGTATATAGATTGCCATGTACTTATTATAACTCTCTTAGGTGTGTTCTTATCTTTGCCTGAATATATTCTATGGCAATACGTATCAACATCATATCCATAAGTTTTAAAATCATTATACATTTGTTCAACTAACGAAGTAGTTGGAACTATAATTAATATATCATTTTCAAAAGATGTTAACATATAACGCATAAGAACATAGATGATTAACGATTTACCAGAACCAGTAGGAGATAATAATATAGCATTTTTTCTTCCTATTCCTGTACATACTGCGTCAAACTGATAGTCTCTTATTTTAAATGGTAGTTTTAAAGCATCAATAAACTTCATCATAAATTCTGGATTAATTTTGTTTCCTACGCTAGGATCACCATAATCAGATTCCATAACTTTAACTTCGTATTCTCGGCTTTCAGCAAATGAAACTATTTGTGGAAATAAACCTGCTGATATATGACCAGTAATTTGGTTAAAAAGTCTTATTTTTCCATCCCATAATCTATTACGAAATGCTGGCATAAATTTATATCCTGGCACAAAGAAGGAAAAAAACTCTCGCAGTTCTGCTCCTACTCCTCTATCGCATTCTACATATATAGTGGAATGATTTAATTTCCTGATTCGAATTGTTTCCATTTAATTATATTAGAAATTGTTTGATGTCTCCAGTTTAAGTTACTTATAATTTCAGATAAACATTCAACTACAGTTTTCCAATACTGTATCCTTTCTTCTGATTTTTGAATTTCTGGATCACTGTCATAATAATAATCCATTTCTCCTTTTAATACTTTTAAACCATCAAATGGATCTGGTTGCCAACCTTTTTCTTTCATAGTCTCTTGATCCATTTTTCCATTATAATATAACCACTTTTCTTTCAATAGTTTCTTCTGTTCAAACTCAGCACGCCTTAATTCTAATTTTGCGGTTGACCATATTTGCAGATATTTTGCATGTAACTGAGGTGTATTTTTGGAAGTTTCGTCTAATTTTGCATTATTAATAATGCTATCGTTCTGCCACATTTCGTGGACTTTTTTCAAGTCGATCATAATCTCTCCAATAATAATATATATTAACCAGTTACGGAACCAGTTACGTCAAATGAATCTGTAATTGCGCCAGTTGTTGAATTGATAATTTTAATATCAAAATAAGTAAATCTAAATGAAGCACCAAACGTTAAGAAAGATTCAGCACCACTAGTTGCTTGAAACTGAATATCAGTTAAAGCTGTTGGTATACTATCTCTATATACAATTTGTGCAATTGCGTTATTAGAACTATTTAATATTGATAACGTAATATCAGATACTGACGATGGTTTTTGCGTAGCAGATTTAAATCTATCAAGTGCTGATACATTATCTGTATCAAGATTTCTTCTCATCCAGTTATGCATCTCTGTATAAGATTTCATATCTTCATCGATTATTATGTTTGCTAGCATTTCGTTATAAGTAAGTTTATCACCTATAAACGGAATTGCAGATATCTTCTTATAGCCAAGGTCAGCTGTGTTCATAATCACACCAGCGTGAGTGAAGTCCTGGCAAAAGAACTCTAAGTTCGGATAATTTTTTCTATCTATTACTAACTTAAATCCAGTTGGTTGTAGATAGTTGAAGTTGTTTGTTAAGCTCATACCTATATTTATACAAAAAAAAGAGGGACTTTCATCCCTCTTTTAATATTAATTAAATGCTAAGACTAAGCACCTAGAATATTGTCAACTCTAAATACTCTGTAATATTGGTTAGTCTTTACAGCGGCTAGGCCATCAGCAGGTGTTGAACCTACGTATGGGTTTGATGCCATTCCATATCTGGTTTTAAAACCAATTTTTGGTTGGAATGTATCTTCACCAACTGCACGTACCATTGTTAATGGAACGTATGGGCAATAGAATAGACCAGCATCGTATGGGTTAGTACCCTTATATCCAGTTGTAACATAGTTTTCTGTTGCATATGGATCTACGTATACTCTTGTTCTACCGTTCATGATACCAGCAAAAGTATTACCTGTGTCATCAACACTTAAGTTCATTGACATTGCAGGTGTATAGTCTAACATACCAGCTGCGCTAAGAGCAGATGCTACATCAGAAGAACATATAATAAAGTTTCCTTTACCTCTACGTGTCTCTTTTGCAATTGTATTACATTCTCTTTCGATTTGTAATACTAGGCCTTTGAACTTCTCTACTGACCATCTACCATCTGCATCTGTCTGAACGTTAAAAATACCGTTAATAGCAGTGTTAGATTGTAGTGCACCAGTTTTAGCTTGAGAGTTAATAGTTCTGATAACTTCTCTATTGATTTCAGCTAAGATTTCAGTTGACAAGATATTTGCCAATTCTGTCTCAGCGTCTAGACCATGAATAGCTTTAAGGTCTTGAGCTAATTCTAAGCTGTATTCAGCTTTTAATGCTCTTGACTTAGCAGTCACAGTTGCTTTTTCAATAGTGAATCCCATCTCTCTGAAAGCAGTTTCACCGCTTGCGCCGTGTGCTTCAGCTTGGGCAGTTGTCATACCTCTACCAGCTAATGCAGTGACTCTTTGATCGTCAATTGTAGAGTCAGTTGTAATAACTGTTTGACCAGCAGTGGAATCATCTTTGATTCCTAAACCAAGACCAGATACGTTATCTGAATCATGAGTACTACCACTATCACCAGAAAACTTAGTATCGGCTTCGTTAAATAATGCTTCAGTATTTGATGTTGAACCACCACCGTATCTTGACTTCATTGCGAAGATAAGACCAGTTGGGCCTGACATTGGTTGTACACCGCAGATGTCATATGCCATTAAGTTAGGCATAGCACGTCGTACAAGTGCGATTAATACTGGATTCCAGTTTGCTACTGAACCAGTTGCGTTTCCTGGGGCTGCTTCGTTGATCATTCCTTCTTCTCTAAGAGCGATTTCCTGATTTTCAAGTACTGCGGCAGTCACAGCTTTTTTATGGTGATCGGTAATAGTACCAGCTGACTCTTCGTTCAGTACTGGTGCCCATTTCTCAATCAATCTATCGTATGATTGTGTCATTTAAGACTCCCTATTTATTTGCAGTTTTCTTTATTGCTTTAAGATATTGATCCATTGAACTTGATGATTCCGTAATTGGACCATCTTCGTCTTCAGTAATCTCGTCTTGAGTGATAGTTGCCTTAGCAAAATATGATTCTTTTAATTGAGCTACTTTCATTGCGAAAGTTTCTTCGTTATCAAAATCAACGTTTTCTGCTAAACTTTTTAGCTTTTCAATTTGAGTTTCAGCTAAACCTTTGGTTGCCTCTCTAATGATAGACTCCCTTTTATATAACTCTAACTCTTCAGCCATGTGAATAGACTTTTCAGTTGCGTCATTGAGGGTTGCCTCAAGTTCTTCAACAGTCTCAGCAAGTTCGTCAACTACATTAACAGATTCCTCTGGTACATGAATGTGAGACTCAGTGAATAGGTCTTTTAACTTATTCATAAAATCTTCAGCAATTTCAGTTCTTAAACCATTTTGGATTGCTAACTTGTTGTCTTCCATCCAGCCTTCAACTACGTAGTTTAGGTAGCTGTCTACTTTTTCCACAAGTTCCTTTTTAGTACTTTCAATTTCTTCTGAAAGTTCTTCGTTGTACTTCTCTTCTAGTCTATCAATCTCAACATTTATTTTTGAATTGATTGCAGCTTCAAAGATAGTCTCTGCTTTCTGCTTAAACTCTTCAGACAGCGTAGCTTCTTCATTAACAAGTGCTTTAAGATCGTCTTTGAAATCAACTTCAATATGAACTTGATTTTGATCTTGATCCTCAGCAAGTTGGTCTTCGTCACTTACGTAACTTTCACCTTTAAACATTGCAGATAAACCTGCTTTGTCCATTCCTTGCATTTTACCAACCATTGCAGAAATAATTCCTGCTTTAGTTTTAGGCATTGGATCTTGCTTAGTGTTATCACCTTTACGCTTTGGAGCGCTTCCAGTGGCTTCACCTGCCTTGTCGATAGAAACTATTGACTGAGCTTCAGCATTCTTAGGATCGTGAGCTTCCACAACTTCGTCAGTTACTTCGTCATGGAGTTCTTCTTCCTGATTTTCGATAATTTCTTTATCAGTCATTTTAGACTCCTATTTATTATTTTTGAGTAACGAGAGGAAATTCTTAAACTCACGTACTTGTGTCTCATAGAGATCAGCGCGTGGAGCTTTCTTAATTTCAGTCTCCATTCTTTCAATTGTTTGTGCTTCTATAATGCCGTTATTCCAAACCCATTCTACCCCTTCCATAATCCCATTAACAAATGCGCTAGGGGCGGATGGATCTTGCACGATGTCTACCGCGTTTAGAATATAATCGTCATTGACGACTGCGACGCCATTACGCTGGCTCAAACTTCCCATACCACGAGTCGATACACCAAATTGAACTTCGCCATCGAGTAAGCCTTTAACAACTTCTCCCATAGGGGTGTTCAGTATCGATGCTTTGCCCACAATATCATTACCCTGAAATTTTAATTCAGTGATCTTGTGGGAAACTTTATCTAAGTTAACAGTTGGTCCTTCCGGATGATTTAACTCTCCAACTGCTCTTCCTTTACTAACCTGATCGTTATTATATTTGCCAAGTGCTTTTTCCATCACTGGCATTGGATATATACGTCCGTTACGATTCTTTGTTTCTGCCTGTGCAAACACACCTTCAATGGCATAATTTTTTTTACCAGTTTTTTTATCCTCAGTAATTAAAAATTCTAGCTCATTTTCTGCGAATTCTGATATTAATTTCATATTAACCTCTTGGGTATGCTATTTTAGTTACATGCGTTGTTGTTACACCGGTGTGTATTAGATCAAATTTATTTTTATGTATTACTATAGCTTGATTTTCATGCATTTGAAAAACACCACCAGTTGTTACATTAGTTATGACATCATCAGCTAGAGCAACTATATAAAGTACTTGTGCATTTCCAACATCTGATTTATTTCCAGCGCCATTGATGTTATTTACTTTAGGGGCTAAAGGTATTATTTCCATTACTTCGTTCCTTTATATTGTTTCATAAATTCTATTGCAGCCTTTTCGGCTTCACGCTGTGAGTTGTAAGAATCTAGTCTGTCACCATCAATATAAACAACAAACTTGTTTTTTTCGTTATTAATTCTAACAGGAACTCTATTAATTCTTTTGTCAAAGACAACTTTCCCAATAGCTTTTCTTCCAGTTAGTTCTCTTAATTGTGAAAATGTGTTCATGTTAATTATATTTATACTTTTTATGTTTTACACTGCAGCTTCATCTTCAAGCTCTTCTTCGTCTTCTTCATCATCTTCAAGATCTTCTTCGTCTTCTTCATCATCTTCTTCTGTATCAGCATCGTTATATACGGCATCAGCCATTTTAACTTTTTCTTGATCTAATAAATCAGACATTTTGATAGTCATAATTTCACCAAATACTTTATTTGCATTATTATAATCTTTATCTAAAGAAGCTTTTATCAAATCTTGTATATGATTGCTTCCAAATCCTTTTTCTTCTTGATCTGTATTTTCCACGTTTTCGACATTATCCATTATACTTCTCCTTGGTCTCCGTCTGGTTCTTGCGCTTGCATAGCAGCAATTTCTTTATCCATATTCGCAATAGTATCATCATCCATTAAAAGAATATTCTTCTGTACCCATGCCTTAGAGAAGTATTCTCCAACATATTGCGTTACTTGATCTAAACTTTGTATTTTTTCTCTTAATAATTCTGCTTCTTTTAATTCAGTGAAATGATTATCTCTTGAATACGTAATAGTTAATTTGTTTTTCCAAGTATTCCAATCATCTTCAGTAATAATATTCTTTAATATTAATTGTTTCTTTAAAATATCATAGAACATGTTCGCAAATCTATTTCTTAATCTATCAATAAATTTCTGAAACTTAAGTTCGTCTCTACTTATTTCAGTAGCTCTACCTAATGAGAACTGCTGCTCTTGTTCTAGTCTATTCATTGGAACATTAAGTGATCTATATAACCTCTTTTGAAAATATATAATATCTTCAATTTGTCCTAAGTTTTCTCCACCAGGCAAAGTCGATATTTCAGTACCTCTTCCGCCTTCTCTCCTTGGTAACCAAAAATCTTCGAGCATTGACATGTGTTTACGATCATCACGTATTTCACCTGTTTTGGCATCATAAACTAATTTGTTACGGTACTTAGCCATAATATCTTTCATATATTGTTCAGCTTTACCTCTAGGCAAATTACCTACATCAATATAAAACATTCTTCTTTCAGGTGCTCTAGCTAATCTGTAAATTACTAAAGAGTCTTCCATCATTCTTAACTGCGTTATAGGCTTAAGCGCCTTATGCAAATAAGAAACTACCTTTTTACGTGTTTCATCTAATAGACCAGAAGTAATATAACTTACTGAATCTACAGTCATTTTAATTCCTGCATTTTGTGCACCAGGCTTTTCCTGGAATATATAAAACTCATCTACTTTTTCAATAAGTTTTGCACCAGTAAGTGGATCTTTCTTACTTACCACTTGTTTTACTTTTCGCATCTTAGCAGAATCCATATATCTTATTTCTTGAATACCAGCTGATAAGTTGCTTTCATCAACAACTAAGTGGTGATATAATCTTCCATCAATATACCATCTTCTAAAGATATCGTGACCGAGCTCTTTAAAGTTTAACATGTTATATATTTTTTCGAATTCTTCTGTAATCTGTTTTTTAATACTTGTACTTAATGGAGCGTTATCTAAATTAATAGAAACAGAAGGAGCTATTTCATTAGCTGTAATAGATTCGCTTATAATATCTTCAATCGCTGCATCAGTTTCTGGATGCATAGCACTTCCTCTATATTTTAATATAAGTTGGGCAATGTCTTTAGAATCATCACCGTCCATATTAATATAATGACCATAGTGTGAACCTGCTGAACTTGAAGTAACGTATCCAGCACCATCATCGTCTCGTGGCGGAACAGGTGACTGAAGAGCTTTTTTATCTTTAGCTCTTGTTATCTCAAAACCAAATAATTTAATTGTATTTTCTGCCATTTAAAATTCCTTTATAGTGAGGAGAGCAAAGGCTGCTCTCCTACTATTTATACCTTAACTAGTAGTGTCAGTATCGTAGTACTGGTATGCAAATGTTACTGTAAATCTTTCGATTTCATCATTTGATGCATAACTTAGTTCGATTGGTGACATTTCTTGTGGATATGAACCTCTAAAAGTGTACTTTTTAAGAACGTCTCCCGACCTGTCAAGTTGTTCGACAAAGAGGTCTGCCTCATAAGCAACAGGTGTTGAAAGACCAGTATTTGCAGAGTGTGCATTCATACCGTTCATCCATCTTTCCATCGCATTTTTGATAGCAAAATCTGTATCGTTTATTATTGTAACTGTCCAAACGTCAAACGTTCTATCACCAGCCATTTTTAATTGTCTACCACGAAATGGTACCACAATCTGGCCAAGTGTTGATCCTGGTAACTGAGCTGTCTCACATAAGAAAGAAGTCAGTTCAGCATCTCCGTTTGCATAACCTGGAAAGTTTATTGTAGCCTTGAAGAGGTTAGGACGTGCCCCACCACCTCTAAGCTTTGATTTAAAATCATCTACGCCTAATACTGCCATTTTTTACCTCCTATACCGTACCAACGACTTCTTCAAAGTCGACACCAGTTCTTACAGCCACAAAGTTTAATGTGACGTAATTAATGGATCTAGCCGGCTTAATGAAGATGCTTGCGATAAATTCGTTTCTATCTATAACTGCAGCTGTATTATTTGTAGCATCTGCAACTACTCTAAAATCGGTTATACCACGTCTACCTTTTACTTCACGCAATACTGGTTCAACAATATTGACAAACTCAGCTCTTGTAAATTCATCGTTGAATTCAAAGAGTACTTGCTCTGCTGCTCTTCCAATTGCTCTTTCTAATACTAAGAACAATCTTCTGACATTGATTCTATCAAATGCAGATGGTCTTGCGAGTTTAGTTTTATCACCGAATAATATTACGCCTGCTCCAGGAATATTTGCAATAGGATTAACACCTGCTTTATACAAAGTATCTCTTTGTGGTTTAGTAGGAGTAAATGATATTGATGTTATTCCTAAATACTGGCCTCTACGTGAACCAGCTGGTGAAAACCAAGGTGCTCTATTTAAATCAGTAGCAGCCATGATACCAGCAGTAGAAGATGCAGCAGGTATTTCAATATATTGATCGTTGTATTTATCGTAAATTTTTAAATAGTTTCCGTCCATTACTAAGTAAGATGACTTAGTGAATGTGTCAGCTGTTGCAACTATATTTGTTACGATATCAGATGCAGAAGTTACGTTTACAATATCACTTTGCGTTGGTGAAGC